GCGGCGAGCCGCTGACCGAGCGGACGACCGAGAAGCGGCAGGCGCGGCTGTTCAAATGCCCGCGGCTGGCGCATGGCGATACGATCCGCGCAGATGAATTGCAGGATGTGCGGGCGTTTGATCCGGGCAACGGCATGCCGGTGGTGACCGAGCTGATGCAGCTGCAGAAGGAGAGTGCGCGCCGCCTGGCGGGGCCGACCGGGTTGCAGGCCAGCCTGGAATTCACCCGTGAGCGTCACCGCCTGAGCGCCATTCAGGGCGTGGTGCGGGATGCGGATGATACGATCCTGTTTAACTGGTATCAGGAATTCGGAATCACGCAGCCCACGCCGTTCGTGTTCAACCTCGCGGCGCAATTGCCCGGCACATTGCGGCCGCTGGTGAACCAGATTCAGCGCACCGTCGCCCGCAAGGCGCAGGGTGCGTTTACGCCGGCGTCCCGCGTGATGGCGCTGTGCGGCGATAATTTCTGGGACGCGTTTATCAATCATATCGATGTACGCGCGACCTATCTCAACTGGGCAGCCGCGGCGGATTTGCGGAATGGTGCCGAGTTTGAAGCGTTCGGGATGTTCACCTTCGGCGGCATCACATTCTTCAACTATCGCGGGTCCGACGATGCTTCGACGATCTCGGTCCCGTCCAACTCCTGCCATTTCTTCCCTGTCAATGCGCCCGGCGTGTTTCAGGAGATTTTGGCGCCGGCGGAGTTCTGGCCGTGGACGAATCAGCCGGGCAAAAAGGAATATGTGATTCCAATCATCGACCGCGACCGCAATGCTTGGTTTCGTCAAGAGATTTATTCGTACCCGCTGTTCATCTGCACGCGGCCGGAAGTTCTGCAGACGGGCACGATGGATTCGACGGCTGATCTGAATTCCCTGCCGTTGGAGCCGTAAGCGCGATTTTTGATGGGGTGAACAAGGCCGCATTCGTGCGGCCTGTTTTGTGGAGTTGAAAATGGCGAAGAATTTGCGGGCGTTGGTGAAGGTGTTTCACTGTCCGAAACGGCAGATCGATGGACGGGTGCGGATCTTCGAGAAGGGGTCGGTGTTTGCCGCGAGCGAGCTGGGGTCTGAGGATATCCGGCATTTGCTGCGCCAAAAGCATATCGAGGAAACCGATGACCCGCAGGGCCCGCCGCCGGTGCCGGCGGCGACCGATGCGTTGGCGCAGATCGAGGTTAAGGCGGCTGCGCCGGCGACCCTGCCCGCACCGGCGCCAGCGGCGGCGGCGTTGCCGGCGGCGAAGGTGACGAAGCAGGCGGCGGACGCGGCCACGGATGCAAGCGTGAGCTGATCCGGTGGACGCTTACGCGGATGCGGTTTCGGCGGCCTGCAACGCCACGTTCGGGTTGCCGGCTGTTTATACGCCTGGCGCCGGGCCGCCGGTGAACCTGCGCGCGATTTTCAACGAGTTTACCTCGGACGAGAAAATCAACATTCAGACGGGCGAGATGGAACAGCACAGGGTGCCGACGCTGGTGGTGCGGATGACCGATTTGATGCCCGGCGCGCCGTGGCCGTGCCGGGGCGAGGCGGTGATCGTGGCCGGGCGGACTTGGCAGATTCAGATGGCGGACCCGAATGGCATGGGCGAGCTGGTGATCACGTTGAAGCGGGCCGAGTAATGGCGACCGATGCGTTCGGGGTGCTGGGGGCGGGGGCGGATTTTGCCAGCGCGCTGCGTGCCGTGGTGGTGAATGTGCTGCTGAATGCCGAGACGCTGGCGGATGTGAATGTCGAAGCCGCGCGGGATGCCGAGTTCACTGGCGACGATCCCTGCGCGATTGCGATCTACACGCCAATAATCGACCGGACGTGGATCGGCGATTCGCCGCCGCAATTCAAGGCGTTGGTTCATCTGGTGATCGTGGCGCGCGTGCTGCGGAAATTGTTGAAGCACGCAGAGCGGGATTTGGATTTGCTCCGCGTGCAGATTGAAAATGCGGTGCTATGCGCGCCGCAATTATGGATCGGTATCGAACAGATGCCGGTGGTGAACACGACGATGGAATTCCCGGGGACGACGGATTTTCATGAAGGCAGGCTGACGATGACGCTGCAATGCCAGTGCACCGACGTGTTTGCGCCGATTGAGACGACGCCGCTTGAAATGATTAGCCTGACCGTGCCGAACCCGAATGGCGGCGGCGTGGCGCCGAAGCCGTTTCTGATCGGCGCGGATATTTTACTTCCAGTTGAAGGGACCTAAAACATGTCCGGTACGGGTGTGGCGTTTCAGCAGATACCGCAAAATTTCATTCCGCCGCTGTTCTATGTGGAATTCAACAACACGCTGGCGGGCGAGGTTGGGAATGCCGAACAGCCGGCGCTGATCATCGGTCAGGCGACTGTTGCGGGGCTGGCGGAGGTGCCGGTGCTCGTGCCGAGTGTGGCATTTGCAATGGCGATGTTCGGCCCGAACTCGCAGCTTGCGCGTATGGCCGATGCATATTTCAAAAACGATTCAATCGGGCCGCTGTATGCGTTGCCGCTGGAAGATGCGAGCGGTGCGGCCGCGGCGGCCGGAGCGGTGGCCTTTACCGGCACCGCGACGGGGGCGGGAAGCATTTTCGTCTACGTCAACGGCCGGTTGATCCAGGTTGGCGTGAATGTCGGCGATACGGCCGCCGTGATCGCCGGGAACGTGGCCGCGGCGATCAACGCGCTCGTGCTGATGCCCGTGAGCGCAGTGGCGACCGCTGGCAGCGTAGCGCTGACCGCCGTGAACAAAGGACTGCAGGGCAACAATATAAATCTGGGCCTCAATTTGCTCGGCGTTGTTGGTGGGCAAGTTTTGCCGGCGGGCGTCACTTGCACGATCACGGCCATGGCCAACGGCGCGTTGGACCCGGATTTGGCGAGTGTAGCGGCGGCGATCGGCGACCAGCCGTTCGATTTTATTTTGCATCCGTATGGCGAGTCCACGCAGATTGGCGAAACGACGGCGTTGATGAACGATACGTCCGGGCGATGGGCGTGGAACCGGCAGGATTATGGCGGGGTATTCACGGCGACGCCGGGCACGATTTCGAGCCTGTTGACCTTGGGCAATACGCTGAACGACCAGCATACCGAAGTGGTGGGGTTGGTCGGGTATCCGCCGGACCCGGCCTATTTTATCGCGGCATGGGGCGGTGCGTTGGCGGTTTCGCTCCGCAACCTCCCGAGCCAACCTTTGCAGAGCCTGGACGTGGAAGGGGTGCTGGGCGCGCAGCGGGCGAACTGGCTCACGCTGGCGCAGGAAAACACACTGTACGCCGCAGGCATCGCGCTGCCGCGTTCCGATCAGTATGGCAATGTGACGGTGGGCCAGGCAGTCACGACGTACAAAACGAACGTGTATGGCCAGCCGGATGAAAGCTATCGATATGTCAGCACGCTGTTCACACTGATGTCGATCACGCGGACGATGAAAGCGGCGCTGGTGACGAAATTCGGGCGCGCAATCTACGTGCCGAACGGGACGCGAACCAATCCGAACGTGCCGGCCGTCACCAATAACGACATCATGGCCGAGATCGCCGCGCAGTATAATCTGATGCAAGCGCAAGGGCTGGTGGTGAATGCCGCCGCGATGCTGGCGGCGACATCGGTGACGGCGGACCCGAACAATCCGAACCGGGCCAACATCATCTGGCGGCCGGAGTTGGCGAATGGCCTGACCATGATGGCGATGATAAACCAGTTCGTTCTTAACCCGGCCGCGGCCGCTTAAAGGAAATTTCGACATGGCATCGAACGCGATTGGCGGGACTGCGTATATCAAGGTTGATGGTACGCAGTATAAGATGAAAGGCAACTGGAAAGTTGCGCCGAATGCAGTGATGCGTAAGGGCGTCGCGGGGATGGACGGGACGCATGGTTATATCGAGGCATACCAGGTGCAATATGCCGAGGGCGATATCTCGGATTACGGCGGCTTGTCGATCCAGGCGCTGCAGAACATCACCAGCAGCACGGTGACGATCTCGTTGGTCAACGGCAAAACCTATGTCGTGGTCAGCGGCTGGTATGCCTCGACGGGCGAGCTCGACGTGGTCCAGGGGCAAACGACCGTGCGGTTTGAAGGCATGGATGTGACGGAAATGCTGGCCAGCGGGAGCTGATCATGGCTGAGGTCAAGCTGACCAAACTCATCAAGGCGCATGGCGAGACGCTCACCGTTTTGACATTGCGTGAGCCCACGGGGGCTGACATCGCCGAATGCGGCTACCCTTTCAAATTTGAGAGCGCCGGGCCGGGGCAAGTGCGCGTGTTCGATGCGCCGGCAGTGAGCCGGTATATCTCCGAGCTGGCGGGCATACCGCTGCCGAGTGTTGGGCAGATGAGCGTGATCGATTGGAGCCGCGCGATGGGTGAGGTGATCGGTTTTTTTTCCGATCCGCCGGCGGAGACGTCGAAAGACTCCTAGAGTATTATTTCGACCTCGCATATTTCTGGAAGGATTTGAGCGTGTTGCGGCTGCCGTTTTCCGCGTTTGAGGTGTATTGGGCGCAATCCGCCCGGATCACCGCTGAGATGAAGCGCGGGTGATGGCCAAGACGTTCGAGGCGATCATTTCCGTGTTGGATAAAGCGTCCGCGCCGATCCTGGGGCTGGAAGAGAAGCTGAAAGCGCTGGCCGCGCAAGGCAAATCGACGCAAAAAAGCCTAGTGATGTCGCCACATCAAAAATTGTGGAACGAGTTAACCGAGCATGTGAGCCTGGCCGGGGAAAAATTCAAAGGGCTTGGGGAAAAAATCGGTGAAATGGGCTCTCGGCTTGGCGAAATTTTGCCGATGCTGGGCGCTCTGGGTGGCATCGGCTCGGCGGCCGGGTTGATCGAGCTGGCGCATGCCGCCGCCGAGGCTTCGGAGGCGCTGCACAATGTCTCTGTCATCACCGGTATGGCCGTGC